ATAGGTGATGGCCAAGAAGGCCATGTACAGGCAAGATCAGTATTGGGACCTATCTATGACCATACAAAAGGTCGTAGAAAACTAACAGGACAAAGTCCAGAGAGAATTGTATGATAAGAATTTTTATAGGGTATGATGAGGGTGAGAAGATCGCTTTTCATGTGTTATCAGAAAGTATTAGAAGACTATCAAGTGAACCAGTAAGTATTATACCTTTAGATTTAAATACTATTAGAAATCATTTTAAAAGAGATAAACAGGATAATCAATCTACTGATTTTGCATTTAGTAGATTTATGGTTCCATATTTAAGTGGTTTTAAAGGTTGGTCTATATTTATGGATTGCGATATGTTATTTCGTAGTGATATTACCGAGTTATGGGATATGAGAACTTTTAAATATTCTGTTATGTGTTGTCAACACGATTATGAACCTAAACAAAATGTAAAATTTAGAGGTGCAAAAAATGAGAAGTTTGAAAAGAAAAATTGGTCTAGTATGATGTTGTTTCATAATATAATGTGTACTAAACTAACACCAGAATATGTGAATACAGCCTCTGGTTTAGAACTTCATCAATTTAAATGGTTGCCAAATGACTTTTCTATTGGTAAGATACCGTTAGAGTGGAACTGGCTAGTAGGTGAATATGATTATAATGAAAATGCAAAAAACGTACACTTTACATTAGGTGGTCCTTATTTTAAAGACTATAAAGATTGTGATTATTCAAAAGAATGGCACGATACATACAATCAAATGACGAAAATTAATTTATGATTCATAAAAAACCATTAGACTTCGGAGATAAATGCGCTTTATTCTTTACTATGAGATTAAGGTGGTTTGCAGATACATTTTTTGCAAAACGATATGGTCATAGGGCTGTTGTATTAGAAACGGTAGCAGGTGTACCAGGTATGGTTGCAGGTATGTGGAATCATTTACGAAGTTTAAGAAAAATGAAACCAGATGATAGAGGTTGGATTAGACAACTACTTGAAGAGGCAGAAAATGAACGTATGCACCTTATGATATTCATACAGATAGCAAAACCAAACTGGTTTGAAAGATGGATGATTATTACAGCTCAGTTTTTATTCTGGCATTTTTATATGTTTTTATACATATTCTTTCCTAAAGTTGCACATAGAATGGTAGGATACTTTGAGGAACAGGCAGTTATAAGTTATACAGAATACTTAAAACAGATTGATAATGGTAGCACAAAAAATATACCAGCACCAAAAATTGCTATTGGATATTATGGTTTGAAAAAAACGGCTAAATTAAGAGACGTTATTCTTGCAGTTAGACAAGATGAAAGAGGACACGCAAAGGTCAATCACGATATGGCAGATGTAATAAAAAAGGAAAAAAGATGATTATAACCCACAATATAGCTTGGGATAAATGTTTATCTCATAAAATTTGGCCAGCAATAAAAAAAGGTTGGCAAGACGCAGACCACGAAATACATTTTTTCTGGGGTTTAGCAGGTAAAAATGTAGATAAAATTAGAGAATGTATAAGATTTGATAAAGAATGGTGGTACGTAGATGTAGGTTATTTAAACGCACCTTTCACTAGATATCCAGAGCCTAGAGTTGATTGGGATAGAATGTACTTTAGAATATGTAAAGGTAATTTACATACAATAAGAGGTAAAGTAGGCGATGGTACTAGATTATCTAAAATAGAAAGTGAGGGCATTGATTGTCAATTTAAAGGTTGGCAAACAGGTGAAATGACACACTTCTTATTAGCGCCATCATCACCAATGGTAACAATGCATATTAACGGAATGTCTGTATCAAAATGGATTGAAGTTGCAAGTGAACAAATTAAACAGGCTACTATTAATACAGAGTTTGCAGAAATGCCAATTAAGATTAGACAAAAACCTAGACCAGGAAATCAATGGTGGCAAACTGATATAAGAGACGATTTAAGAGGTTGTCAAGCATTAGTAACCAATATGTCATTATCAGCCATTGACGCAATATTAAATATGACACCAGTATTTGCACATAAAAGAAATATAGCAAGTTTTATATGTGGTCAACATATGGGTAAGATTACAAAACCTATGAGACCAGGACATAAAACGGTAAATGAATGGTTGAAAATGGTAGTTGATAATCAATTTAAATTATCAGAGATAGAAGATGGTACAGCATATAAACTATTGATGAACCAACCAAATAACTTACTAAAACCAGAGCAGATTCAAGAACAAGTTAAGATATGATAAATTTTGTTTGTGTTTTTTATGGCAACAAATACAAACCGATTTATGTACAACACCTATACAATATGGTTAAGAGACATTTAACGGTTGACCATAAATTTGTATGTTATACAGATAATACCAAATTACATAAAAGAGTTAAAGGTGATATAGAATTTAAACAATTTCCTTTGTTTGATGAACAAGGGTGGTGGAATAAAATGCAGTTGTTTCATCCAGACAATGGTTTAGATGGCGTAAATCTATATATGGATTTAGATGTGGTTATATTAAAGAATATAGACCAGATGGCCACCTTTGGTGATGATATGACCTTTGGTGTATTACACGATTTTACTGGTTTTGACGGTATTAATTCGTCCATTATGAAATGGAATAATAAGAATGCCACACCGGCTGTGTGGGAAAAGTATTATGAAGATAGAACAAAATGGAGACGGTTTCAAGGAGACCAAAATGTGACCTATGAACTTCTTAAGCACCTTCCCTGGATGAGATATATGCCTAACAAATGGACTTTTTCATATAAGTGGTTTACCAGAGAAGACCCTAGATTTCATAAGTCAGATTGGACGTTTGAAAAAGACGCCGAATCGTTGGTTTCCGTGTTTCACGGACAACCAAATCCACACGAATCTACTGAACAATGGGTACTAGACAACTGGAAATAGAACATAACCAGAACATCTAGCTCCAGAACGTAGACCAGGTCTCAAAAAAAAATTCAAAAAAAGTGAAAAAAACGCTTGCTTTCTATGCCAGGTATGATATTATAATTGTATATGATAAAGAAAAAAACACTACAAGAGAGAATAAGAGACGCTAAGAAAAGAAATCTCTTGACTCTATTACAAATTTTTGATATAATTATAAACAATAAAGGAGAAAAACACTATGGCTAAAGTTAAATCATACTATACTGAACTTGCAGATGAGCAAGTTACCGATATCATCAAGTCTTATACTGATGGTAAAATTACTAAAGAGAAAGCGAAAGCTGATATCTCTAAAGTTGATAACCTAGAGTTGATTGATATTGATGATGAAAATATTGATGACGTTTTATATTACGCTTTAGAAGACGCTAAGGCGGTTGCTTAATGAAAGTACCTAGATATTTAATAGTTGATAAGTTAAACGAAGTTATTGACAAGTTAGATAATGGTCAATCAAGCTCAGATGTAGAACTTTTAAAATCTGATATGAATGACGCAGTTGACGATTTAAGAACATTGAGAGACGATATTGATGAATAACGAATTGAAAAAAAATATTATGAAGGAGATTGACAATATGATTACAAGAGAATCAGTTATAAACTTAACTTATTGGCAAGAGTATCAAGACCCCGAAGACCACGATTTTTTCAAAATTCACCACACTATTTTTAGAAATGTACCATTATCTCAATTAAAGAGATTAAATTCAGAATCATTTAAAAACAAAATTAAAAAGTATTGCGATAAGCATTATGTTGAAAATGCTAGTAATGCTACTGGACATAGTGGTGTTGATATGATACACGGTTCAGAATATTATAATACTTATTATGATGTTTTTGGTGCAGAGACAAGCACAGGTTTAGATAACGCTTTATTTAATGATTATGGTCAGTTATGGAATGGCAGACAATTTTTTAAATATGATTTTAAACCAGAACTTACAGAAAGATATAAACATAAAAATTTAAACAAACAAGTAGGAGGATACACTAATGATAATTAATGTAGGCGACAAGATTATCGGTAATCACGGTAGAACTGGTGAGATAATCAATATCGGTATCGCTACAGAAATGACCGATATAGCGGCTGAAAATGATACAGCCCTAAATGCAAAAACATATGATACAGACCTTGGTTATAAAGGTGCTGTGACCTATTCAGGTGATAATGGTACTTACTGGTGTTATTTTGACCAGATAAAAGATAACCTTACTGAAAAGGAAAAGTCAGATGTTGATGTTCAAATTAACCTTGAAAACGAATGGTGGAAATAATGAACGATATAGTAAGTATAGCTTTATCTGTTCTTGTATTATGTATGGTATTTTATATGTTATACTTAACAAGAGACGTTAAGAAAATTCTTGACAAGATGATAAAGAGAAATAAAAAATACGATAAGGATATTGAGAAGTCAATTAAGGCAAACAATGACACAGCCTAATCCTTGGGAACAAGATATAATTGATAACGCAGTAGAATATTCTATTGTTGAGTGGCGTCCATTGAATAAGACCACCAAAACAATATTAAAAACTTATGCAGAGGCAAAAGATTTATATGCCAAAACTATAAAAGAACATACTGCTACATTAGCATATGCAATAGATAAAAAAGGTAGCCACGCTAACTTGAATCATTTAGAAGATTTTAAAACAAAGGTAAAATATGTCAAATCAAAGACCAGGTAAATTTCAATCAAGACCAGATGGTATGACTCAAGAAATGGGTACGCTTAAGTTTTTTAAACTAGCACAAAAGGTGTTAGAAAAAGAGGGAAAATCAGACGAAGCATTTAACTTTGAACAGATGGCCGACTGGATACAATCAGGAAAAAGGTTGCCAAATACAGAGGAAGATGTTATAAAGGCTTTAGGAATATAGAATTAGAAAGGACCTATATGAAATACAACGAAGATAAAATAATCAAAGAAATTCACGACTACATCAAAGGTACTTATGGTGAACATTATAGTACCACAAAAGACGGTTTCCAGGTTCAGGATATGTTAAGACACCTGAATATTGATAAAGACTTTTGCCAAGCAAATGCCATTAAATACCTTTGCAGGTATGGTAAGAAAGCTGGTAAGAATCGTAAAGACTTATTAAAAGCGATTCACTATGTTATATTGTTAATATCTAGTGAAGACAAAGATGAGATAACTACAAATACAAGTGATATAGATAGTTTTAATGGCTCTTAACAAACAACAACGATATGATATTGCTTTAAAAAAGCATATCAAATGGATGAGGTCTTTAGGCCTAAACGTTTCAGATGATGGTAATATCATTAAGTCCCGAAGCATAAGTATTAATGAGGGTTATTACCCTACAACCGATTTATCAGATGTTCAACCAGCACCAGTCCTTTCTAATTACATTGGTGCTGGTGGGACAAAACAAGACAACTCTTGGAAAATAGAAGAGAGTAAAAAATTCACAATAGTACCAGCATATAACAAAGGTCCATATATGGTGGTTTCCAAATCAGACTTGAAGACAGCAGGAAGGAAAGTCTAATGAACGAAGTATTACAAATTATTGATGACCTGAAAAAGGTAAAACAAAAATTGGTGAGTGGCGATACTACCGGTGCAATCAAATTGATTGACGAAACGGTTGCCTATAAGGAAAAAGAAGTCAAGGAGTTTGAGACTTGGCTTGAGGAAGAGCATAAACTAGAACAATCTGGAGTTGAAGAACAATACAATTTACCCTTTCCAGAGGGGGTACGGTAGTACGTAAAATGGTTGATTCGTCAATCCTGGTGCATCCTAGGCGCTTAAATATGTACAAAAAGCGAGACTTTATGCGATTTATTGGAGGCTTGACATTTCCAACGTTTTCCTGTATAGTATATACAATTAACTTGGGAGGGTTATAATATGTCGTTTAATTATAGTAAAGAGACTCTATTCGCTGAGTTTGATGTTGCGAAACAAAAAGACATTAAGTTGTCTAAAAAGAAATCACAATTTGATAAAGAGAATGACAAATTTGATAACAGAATACAATTCTTCAAAGACCATATAAAATTAAAGAAAGAAAAACCACAATACTATTCTAACATAGATGTGAATTTTGAAAAACTATTAGAAGCCTGGTCAAGTGCTAGTCCGATTGACCACTTTTATCAATCAGTTTTTGGTATGTCATATGCCGAAAAAATGAGAATATCTGAACTTGAATTAGCAGAGAAGAAAGCTGAAAGAGGTTTAGGTGAGTAATTATCTAACAGACCAACAAGTGGAGGAAATTGTGGATAAAGTAATAAAGAAAGTATGGGAGAAAATATTAATGTATGGTATTGTTTTAGTATTTGCATTTATATTAGTATCTTTAGAACTTAATAAAGCGAAAGCAGACGAGAAGTCAATTACGCCTACTGAATTTAAAGAGGCGATAGTTGAAGTACCTGGTAAAGTATCAGAGTTTGCTCAAAGTGAGTGGGAAAAAACAAAAGAGTACCAAGCAGAGTCTTGGGCAGATATGAAAGCACAATTTGTTTCTACAAAAAACAAATTAAGTGGTTTCTTTAGTAATTTGAATTTAGATTAATGCATAATATTAAACAATTTTGTGATAAGATAGATTCTATCAAGATGATGGCGGATGATTTGAGAAAAACTCCGCCGTCTGATAAGACATTAAGAAACAAGATTGAGGTAATTCAATCAGATTGTTTATTAGTGGCTAAGGGTAAAGTAGATATTGAATTTTTTGAGAATATAAATGATTATGAAAAGAATATTGATAAAGACAACCATTATGATTATAATGGTGTTGACATTAACAAATTGTAGTACCGTAAATAGAACTCACGTTGGTGCAGTATCAGCCGGTGCTTCGACTACAGCAGGTTGTGTTGCATTAGGTGTATCAGACCCATATGCTATTGCCGGTTGTGCTATCACAGGCTCTTTTATAGGTGCCGAACTATTATACAATTCAGATAAAGATGTTCATAACGCCGTATTTGTAGACCATTTAAATACAAGTGGTAACGGCTCAAGTTATACAAACTGGTATAATTCTAAAACTGGTAATTCAGGTATAATTCACATAACAAAATCATATACACAGGGGCCATTGAAGTGTAAAGAATATGACCACACTATTGACATTACAAATAGTTGGCCGTTAGTTGGTGTAGGTGGTGTTAATAGAGAAGTTGTATTTGGTACTGCTTGTCAAATGCCTGATGGTCAATGGATTAGGAAACCATAATGAGTGATAGAT